CCACTGTCACCTCCGTCCCGTAATGTTCACGCGGCACAACATACACCCAAGCTGCGATAAAGAGGATCAAAAGCACTAATGCAAAGAGGTGAAAGCCGTACAGTTCTAGTGCAATTCCCACGGCACCAGCTACTGCCAGCGTCCACCGCCTTGCACCGATGCCTCCTGCTCGGCAGGCTTCCGAATCCTCGCACACAGAGCCGTCCGCATGCTCTGTTGCGTAAGTGCTACTCAACTCCGCCTCGGTGAGGAAGCTACCAAGGACTGGGTCCACCGGCCTAGCCGGCAGTTGCGGTGGCGGCTTGGGTTTGTCCACCCCTGCGGCCACCAACAACTGGTCCAATGTGATGCCGTTCGGCGGTTCCGAAAGCCCCGCATCGCAGCATCTCAAAGCATCACCGTACTCTAGGTCAGGAAAGCGTTCCGTCAGTTGTGCAGCTCGCTCGAGTCTTTGATTTGTGTCCATAATCTCAATGACCCGAGTGAGCGGTGCTCCCGACATGACCGCTTCCTCGGCAGAGTCTCCTACGGAACTGTGCGTGCAGTACCGGGCTTCGTGTCCTTCCACCCCGCACCTGCTGCACATTCCCGGCGATGATGGCCGCGATCCCCTCTGCGAGCATGTGGCTGCTTTATGTCCAAGCTTGCCACATACAAAGCAGGTTGGCTTGGGTCTCGCCCTGCCACCACCCTTCGCACCCCTTCCCCAGGAGTCGGACCGCGTCTCATTGTCCTTCTCCTTGCCAGATGATGTTGAGGCACCATCTCCCGCATCACCATGCCGCGGTCCCGGATTCTCCTCAACCCCTTCCGCAGCCAACTGGTCCTTCGCCTTAGCAGTGCCCATCTTCTTGTCAACCCATTCCTGTCGACTGACGCGTGCACGGTCCTGGCGTCTCCTCAATCGCGACAAGGTCTTCTTGGCTTGCTGCACGTCGCTGTACAGCTTGCTGCGTGACGACTTTTTCACGGCCGCCCGGCGTGTGCCTTCGTACCCCGCAGGCTCGGGTTGGTTTTGGTTATTCATGAGAGGGGGAATTCTTTTGATCCAAAATGGCTAGGCATGAGGACGGTGCCTACCGACAATGCAGCGGTAACCGTTGTCACACTTTCGCGTTTTCCAATACCTGTAGGAATGTAGTGTCATCTAGCAAAGCACGTTTAGCGTTGGGTCGCAGTCGCCGGACTGTGTACATACCTGGTTCATCGACTTACCTCTAAGGATTTACGACTAATTGAGTAGTTGCACGTCCGCCGGTGGTTGCTCTCCGAGTTATTAGCGATAGCGCTATCCCGGGCGATTCGGGTTGTCAAGCCCGTTTACCAACACCTCTTACCAGCCATTGACACGCGTCTGTACGCAGGGTACATACAAAACGCCACTGTAAGACTACCGTGACCGGCA